CCTGTGATAGAATAGAGTCTACCAGGTAGGTATATGCACGTGGTTCAGACGTCCTCAGAGGCGGCACAGCTCTCTAGCTCGACGCGAGAGGCAGGGGAGGCAGATCTTCAGTTCTTTCTGCGGTCCGTGCTCGGTCTCCGACGTCTGGATGAGGAGCTCGTCGCTGCACTGCAGGCGCTTCCACTTCGCGACCTACGTAGACTGACAGAGGGCGTGCTCCTCTGGACTGATGTCAGGGGCGCACGTCCCGCATTCCGTGAGCAGCCCGAAGTCTTGAGCTGGCTCTGGCCAGAACGCTTCGGCGCACTTCGCAAGACGGGCTGATGGGTGGCACACGCGTGCACAAGAGGCGGTCACATTCGACGAAGGCCGGTTCGCTGAAGCAACTCCCCGTCTCGGAAGACGAGCAGCGACGGCTCCTCTACCGTGAGCTCGTCAAGGAGAATCTGGAGCAGCCAGATGACGGACGAAGAGAAGGCGAAAGTTCCAGTACCGCATCCAGCGGTCGTACTTCCTGAGCTGCACGCAGGCCTTCGGGCCGTCGGCGGGCAAAAGAACCTGACGCTCTTGCAGCGGAACGAGGTGAAGGACTTCGCTCTGTCCATCCTTCGTGACCCCGAGTACCGTCAGAGCATCAAGCAGCGGGCGAAGGCGGGCATACTCCAGGCCGGGATGGAGGCAATGCTCTGGCACTACGCCTACGGGAAGCCGATTGAGCGCGTCGAACTTTCGAAGGCGCCGGATCTCTCAGACTTGAGCGAAGCAGATCTCGCCGCACGTGCACAGATGCTCCATACCGTCCTCAGTGCGGTCGCCGAACAGAAGGCGATGCAGTCCGCTCTGGAAGGGGAAGTAGTTCCGTCGGACAAAGAATCAGCTGCGTAAGTGACACCCCCGTCCGCTGAGGAAGTCGACCGTAAGAACCTCGAAGTCGCCCTCCTATTCGAAGAAACTGGCCTAGACGTCGACATCGCCCGTGAGGAGCTCGCTGCCCTGCAGCAAGAACTCATGCGACGGCGGTGGAGAGACGACCCGGTCGCATGGGCACAAGAGCGACTGGGAGACACGCTCTGGTCGAAGCAGCGTGAGATCTTAGGATCTATCGCCACTCGCCGACGTACTGCTGTCCAGTCCTGCCACGAGATCGGGAAGTCTTACATTGCCGCCGTCGCATGCGCTTGGTGGCTTGATATCTGGCCCGTCGGTGAATCGTTCGTGATTACGAGCGCGCCCACCGGCCCTCAGGTCCAGGCGATTCTCTGGCGTGAGATTGGACGTACTCACTCACGCGGGCAGCTACGCGGTCGCGTCAATCAGACCGAGTGGTATATGAAGCCCGTTCAGGGGAACGAAGAGGTCGTTGCCTTCGGACGGAAGCCCAGCGACTACGAACCGACTGCCTTCCAGGGCATTCACGCACGTCGCGTCCTGTACGTCTTCGACGAAGCCTGCGGCATGCCGAAGCTTCTCTGGGAAGCCGCGGACTCCATGATCGCGAATGATCTCTCGAAGGCGCTCGCGATTGGAAACCCGGACGACCCTCTATGTGAGTTCGCTGAGATCTGTAAGCCGGGCTCGGGCTGGAATGTGATCGCCATTGGCGCCTTTCAAAGTCCGAACTTCACCGGCGAGCCGATGCCGCAGATCATTCTCGACCAGCTGATCGGCGCGACGTACGTCGAGGAGAAGAGACGGAAGTGGGCACCGACGTGGCGCTGGAGCCCGAACGGAAAGATCGTCGAGCCCCCGCTGGGAGCGAAGCCAGAGGAGACGTGCAATCCCCTTTGGATGTCGAAAGTGCTCGGGCTCTTCCCGCCGAATACGACGCAAGGCGGCCTGATCCCCGTGCCGTGGATTTGGGCAGCGCAAGAAAGAACTCTTCCCGCCGTCGGAACGAAGGAACTCGGCCTGGACGTCGGTGGTGGTGGAGACAGCAGCACGCTCGCAGAGCGAACGGGTCAGGTCGTCCGCATCATCAATGAAGATCATAACCCGGATACGATGCAAACGTGCGGCCTGGCGGTTCATGAAGCGCGCACGCGGTCAGCTTCGTGCGTCAAGGTCGATACGATCGGCATTGGACGTGGCGTCGTCGACAGAGGACGAGAGCTCTTCGACCAGCTCGAGAGTCCCGCACAGTTCTACGGAGTCAACGTCGGTGAAGCCGCTGACGACTCGGAGACGTTCTTGAACCGTCGTGCCGAACTCTGGTGGAACGTGCGCACGCTCTTCGAGCAGGGGCAGATCGACATTGATCCGACTGATGAGGACCTAGCGGCAGAGCTCCTGTCGATCCGGTTCAAGCGTACGTCGGCTGGGAAAGTCCAGATCGAGAGCAAGGAAGAGGCACGTCGTCGTGGCGTAGCTTCGCCGAACAGGGCGGAAGCACTCATGCTTGCGCTCGCCCCGCCACGTGAAGAGTCCGAAGGGATCGCCACCTGGCGGTAGCCGTGCAAACCTTACGCACCCTCACTGCCGCTCTGGTCGACCGATTGAACCTCGCCGGCCTTGCGGGCCTGACATTCAAGGGCTTCCGCGATCTCTACGAGGCTCTCGGCTACGAACGTTCCCTCTCACCGACGCACTACCGTGAGCGCTATGAACGTGGTGACATTGCCGCACGTCTGGTAGAGATCCTGCCTACGGCGACATGGCGTGGCTCCGGTAACGTCTATGAGAAGGAGTCAACGAAAGTTACGACCGAGTTTGAACAGGCCTTTAAGTCCCTCAACCAACGTTTGAACGTCTGGTCCACGTTCCGCCGCGCAGACGTCCTCGCAGGTCTTGGAGAGTACTCCGCTGTCGTCATCGGCGCTCGCGGTGCAATGACTACGCCGCTCCCGAAGATGCGGGGACCGGACGACGTGCTCTTCCTACAACCGTATGGCCAGGCAGACGTTCTCATAGATTCATTCGTCGGGAATGATCAAGATCCCCGCTTCGGCCAAGTCGAGTTCTACCAGATCAATCGCCAGCGGACGACGGCCGATGCAGTCGCCAAGCGAAGTAAGTTCACCCTCTCTGGCCGTGTGCACTGGTCCCGCGTCCTGCACGTCGCGGAAGGCTGCCTAGATGACAACGTCAATGGTCAGCCTCGCCTACGTCGTTCTTGGAATCGCCTTGACGACCTTGACAAGGTGCTCGGTGGTGGCGCTGAGGCATTCTGGATGCGTGCGCATCAGGGCTACCAGTTCAACTTGCCCGACGGGTTCAAGTTCAAGAACGACGATGAGAAGAAGAAGTTCAACGACGAGGTCGATGAGTTCGTCAACGGCATGCGACGGACCATGCGGACGGTCGGCGTCGACGTAGAAACGTTCGGAAGTGACGTCGCGAACTTCGACCGCAACGCCCTCACGCTCATTTCCGTCATCAGCGGTTGCAACGGCATTCCACAGCGTATGCTTCTCGGGTCGGAGCGCGGAGAACTTGCGTCCATTGAGGACCGTAACAATTGGTCCGACCGGGTACAGGAGCGACGTGCGAACTTCGCTGAGCCGACCGTCGTTCGTCCCTTCATCAATCGTCTCATGCTCGCTGGCGCATTGCCCCTTGTCCCAGAGTTCAAAGTCTTCTGGCCGGAAGTCCTCGATATGCCCCCGACCGAGCGCGCTGAGCTCGCGGATAAGGAGGCTGGGCTGAACCAGAAGACGGACTTCATCGTCGTCACGCCGGACGAGCTGCGCGAGACGCTGGGACGTGAGCCGCTGGAGAAGGTCGATAAGGATGCGGCCGCCGCGAATAAGACAAAGCTCGAGATGAAGGCGAATCCACCTACACCGCCGCCTGTCGGAGCTCCGCCGCCCGATCCTAATGCGCCGCCAGTGGCAGAAGTTCCGCCCGCACGTGCTGCGATTGCGAGGGTCCGGTGAGAACTTACGCCCGCTTCGCGGCGAAGCCTGGTAAGGTCCGTCGGGAGACCTTCCAGGGCAGAGACTTCTTTGTCGTTCCAACGGTCGCTCTGGTCGAGGGCGTCATCACGGCAGGCAATGCGGAAGGCCCTGAGCTCGTCCTCGCAGAGGAGTTCGGACATCATCCGCTCGGATGGGCTGGCCGTCCCGTGATGATGAATCATCCGCGCGCCGATGACGGCTCCATGATCTCGGCGAACGATCCGACCGTGCTCGAGCAGGGACAGATCGGCGTGACGTTCGCTCCCGTCATGAAGGACCGGAAG